TAACGGTGGGTGGAGACCTCTTCCTTGAGGAAGAGAATTCCCAACACATTAATGTGGTAAAAGAATTATCACAAGAGGCAAGACAAAAAATAGCCCGGACAAGGAATCCCACACTTCGGTGGGAATGGAGAGGAAAGCAGTATATAAAAGCGGATGGAATATTCTCCATCATAGAAAGATGCCATGGCAATGTTTTTCGCATACGCAATATTGGGGAAAAGAAACACTCTTACCTTATCACAGACGGCGAGGGGCATTGGGCGCACGGTGATTCTTTAGGAGAAGCACGCGCCGACCTTATCTATAAGATTAACGACAGAGACACCTCGGCATATAAGAAAATGAAACTTGATGACGAGCTGATCTTTGAAGAAGCTATAGCTGCATATCGCACCATCACAGGAGCTTGCAGCGCGGGCACTCGAGACTTTATAGAGAACCGGCTATCCAAGCCTTACAAAAAGAAATATACTATTCGTGAGATGATTGAGCTCACAAAGGGCGAATATGGTTCAGAGAAATTAAAAGACTTCTTTGGAAATTAGGAAATAAACAAAAAGATAGAACAATGAAAAGTAAGAAAGCAGATTGGTTTGAGGTGGCCGTACGCTACCTCGGGCAGGACGGGAATGGGTTGTTTAAAACAGTCACAGAACAATACGTGGCCGAAGGAGCGACCTATGCCGAAGTTGAAGAGAGAATCGTGAAAGAAATAACAGGTTTTGGTGGAACAAACATTTCCATAAAGTCTATACGGCAGGCATCTTTCGCGGAGTTTGTTTGCACCGAAGACGAGGTAGATGAGAAACTTTTCAAGGCGAAGGTGCAACTCGTCGCACTCGACGAGAATTCGGGTAAAGAGAAACGCACAGGCATAGTCTATCTGGTTCAGGCAGCAGACATCGATGTAGCAAGGAACTACATAAAGAGGCTGTACTCGGATTCCATGGCAGACTATGAACTTGTGCAACTTGTTGAGACACCATTCGTAGAGGTGGTTCAAAATGAACAATGAAAAACGAAAAGGATATGACGAATTCAATATCGGTTCTAAAACAAACCGAATTGCTCGGACAACAATTCACAGTGTATGGAACGGCGGACGAGCCGATGTTCAAAGCTAAAGATGTAGCGTCTATCATTGAACACTCTAACATTACTAAAATGTTAGAGATGGTTGACGAGGACGAGAAAGGGGTTAACCAATCGTTAACCCCTGGTGGAAATCAGCAAGTATGGTTCTTAACCGAGAGCGGTCTTTACGAAGTTCTTATGCAATCTCGCAAACCGATTGCAAAGCAATTTAAGAAAGGTGTCAAAGCTATATTGAAAGAAATTCGCACTACTGGAGGATATCTCGTCACGAGACAGGACGACACTCCTGAAATGATTATGGCTCGCGGTCTGAAAGTTGCCGCCGCTACAATCGAAAAGCATAAAAGGCAGATAGAACAACTCGAAGCAGCAAACAATGAGCAAAAGCAAATCATTGCGAAAATGCAAAAGAGCAACGACTATCTAAATCTTATACTGTCAAGCAAGAGTACGCTCGCAACTACGCAAATAGCGTCTGATTATGGTATGAGTGCAGTTGCTTTCAACAAGCGTCTCAATGATATGCGTATACAACGAAAGGTAAACGGTCAGTGGATTTTGTATAGCAATTTCATGAGTAGAGGTTATGTGTCTAGCAATACAATAACTTTCTATCACCGAGACGGCCGGCCTGATGTTCGCTTGTGCACAGTCTGGACACAAAAAGGCCGATTGTTTCTCTACAACGCACTGAAAGAGATAGGAATACTTCCTTTAATAGAACAAGCTGCATAATTCATGGAACGATGCAAACTAGACCTTTTGCGCGAGCTCTCAAATAAGGGCTCGCGCAAACATTTTTCAGACGAAGAACATCGTATGCAAGTCGCATGTGTGAACTGGTTTCGTTTGCGATATCCTAAACTCAAACACAATCTTTTCGCGGTTCCTAATGGAGCTAGACGCGACAAAGTTACGGGTGCGAAGCTCAAAGCTGAAGGCGTTTTACCTGGTGTTGCTGATTTGATTTTGCTAAAAAGCAATTTCTGGTATCACGCTCTACTTATCGAAATGAAAACGCGCGCAGGTAGGCAGAGCGAAACGCAACGTCTGTGGCAAACTCAAATATCATCCGACGGATATAAATACATAGTATGTCGGTCGCTGGATGAGTTTCAAAATATCATTAACGATTATCTAAAAGATAAGGAGTAACACAAGATGGCACGACCAAAGAAAGTCGGTCTAGAATATTTTCCTTTCGATGTTGACTTTTTTCATGATATCAAAATTCGCAAACTAATCAAGTTTCAGGGCGGTAAAGCTGTATCGGTATATGCTCTCCTGCTATGTATTATCTACAAACAAGGGTACTACATGCGGTGGGATAAAGAGTTGCCTTTCATTGTTTCGGAGTTAACGGGCTTTGAAGAGGTGTATATACAAGAGGTGATTAAGAACTGCTTGTCTCTCGGGTTATTCGATTTGCGAATGTTTGAAAATCATAAGGTGTTAACCTCAAAGGGTATTCAAGAACGCTATATAGAAATCTGCCAGAGGGTGAAACGAAAGGTAGTTATTGATGAATTTACGTGCGTTTCCTCCGAAGAAACCCTA